TGCTGTGGGAGGCGGTACTTTAGTGATAGCAGGCATCCCCTTTACCGGAATTATAGGAAGTGGCAGGCATCCTACGGGGCCTTTACTTTGCAGTAGTTGGGACAATGATAGAACAGCAAATGTCGGGGTCTCTTTGTATGATGGAACTAGATTAGGTTTCTTAACTTCTAATCACGATTCTAACTGGAATTGGGAGCAGACTTACACTTTAAACAATTCCTGCTATATGCGGTTCAGCATAACTTATTACACAGCATAAACCTAATACGCCTAGTGGACTCTAGGCACAGACCAAAGGAACAACAACATGGCACTAACAAAAGAAGTAATCGTAGACAAGATCGAAGTCTTAGAGAACGGCACAGTACAAGTACGCACAGCCACACGAGTATTAGAAGATGGTGTAGCACTATCCTCTTCTTACCACCGCCACGTATGTACACCAGATTGTGACACGACAGGTGAAGATGCCAAGGTAATTGCTATCTGTGCAGCAGTACATACCGATGCTGTTGTATCAGCTTACGCAGCAGCACAAGCAGCCGCAGCCCCAGAATAGGAGAATAGCCAATGTCTAAAGCAAGAAACATAGCAGCACTCAGCACAGTTGAGGTAGGCGCTACAGCAGACCAGACTAAGGCTGACCTTAACGCTATTGGTGTCAGTGGTGGCGGGAAGAACCTTATTATTAATGGTGGTATGCAAGTAGATCAGAGAAATACGTTAGGTTCTCCTAACACTGGTGGTTTTATACGGAGTGTCGATGGTAACTGGTTCTGTGCAGAAGGAACTGATGGAGCTGTAACATACGAGCAAATTGCAGATGCGCCAGCTGCATCAGGACTTGTATATTCTCAAAAAGTTACAGTGACAACAGCAGATTCAGTTCTTGCTTCAAATCAAAGGCTCTGCCCAACGCAAGGTGTTGAAGGGTATGATTGGAATAGGTTGAAATGGGGGACATCAGAGGCAAAACCCGCCACAGTTCAATTTTGGGTAAAGAGTTCTGTTACTGGTACATACGGGTTTAGCCTTAGAACAGGTGTTAATGGTATGTCGTATACTCAACCCTACACAATTAGTTCTGCCAATACATGGGAATATAAAACATTTACTGTAGCTGGGCCAACATCCATTTTAGGTGGTAGTGTTAGTGCAACTAATGGGACAGCTTGGTATCTGATATTTGGTTTAGGGTTTGGTGCTGGGTTTGACACTGGAGTTGATAATACATGGGCTGCTGTATCAAATGGTCAAGGAAGAGCCGCTCATACAAATTTAATGGCAACAAATGGTGCAACTTGGCAACTTACTGGATTTCAAATTGAAGTAGGCTCCGTAGCCACTGACTTTGAACACCGCAGCTATGGTGAAGAGTTGGCGCTGTGTCAGCGGTACTTTGAGAGAATGTCTTTTACAACTTCAGCAGTTGTCGCCATAGGTTCAGCGTATGCGGCTACTCACTGTATTGCGTGTATGAATTTTACGGAAAAACGAGCTATACCCTCTATTACTATGCCAACGTGTTCAGAAGCTGGATTTTCTTTTCTTACTACTGGTGCTGATTACCCTTCTAACCACGGAACAATGCTTGTACCGAGTTCTACTATTTCCAAAAATAACTTTAGATTTGCTAGCATTAATGGAGCAGGTCACACAGCAGGAGATGCCACATGGGTTCACTCAGGTGGTGCTAATGTCATAGATATAAATGCGGAGCTATAACATGGAAAATTCAACAGCATGGATAACGTCCTGCAAAACACAAGACTCTGGCTACCTAGTCAACGGCACTATGTCAGTACCCAATGACCCTGCTAACCGAGACTGCGCTGATGTACTCGCATGGATAGAAGCAGGTAATACTCCTGCCCCTGAGTTCACTGATGCAGAGATAGCAGCTAACACTCAATCAGAGACTAACGCAACCAGCCAAGCCTACCTAGCTTTCACAGATTGGTACATCACACGCCATGCTGAGACAGCAGTAGCAGTGCCAGCCGATGTGACTACAGCTAGGGCAGAAGCTAGAGCAAATATCGTCTAAAGGAATGATAAACATGGAAGCTACTGCTAGATTCGACAGGCTGGAAGCTAAGATAGATAAACTAGCGGATGCGATGGTAAAGCTTGTAGAGATAGACACTAAGATAGCTGGTCTATTACTACACAATAACACGCAGGATGCTCGTTTAAATAAGCACAGCGAAGAACTGGACACACACGCCATACAGTTAGCTCTAGCAGCTAAAACTGGTGGTGCTAATGAGTGGTTTATACGCTTACTAATAGCTGCCTTGGTAACAGGTGCAGCCTTTATGATGCGAAGTTAAACACTACACACAGGAACCCATACACATGAACTTAAACCCCTTTGCAGGTATTGCAGAGGGAGTCATGGGTGGGCTTGATGATTTATTTACCTCGGACGAAGAGAAGGCTATAGCTAGTCTTAGAATCACTGAGGCTCTTCAAAAACCCCACATTTTACAGGCAATGGCTAACATAGAAGAAGCCAAACATAAGTCTGTATTTGTGGCAGGTTGGCGACCAGCTATAGGTTGGGTATGTGCTATAGGATTGGGCTACCAATTCCTAATACTCCCCTTCGCTGGCCTCATCAACGCCTATTCATTACTCCCCGCAGAACTACCCTCTATCCAAGCAGCAGAACTCACAACCCTCGTTATGGCCTTACTAGGCTTAGGTGGATTACGCACCTTTGAGAAATCTAAAGGACTCGCTTAAACATGGCTAGAGATTACAAACACGAATACGCTACGTACCACAGTAAACCCGAACAACGTAAGCGTAGGTCTTCGCGTAACCAAGCAAGACAGTTACTCATCAAGAAAGGAACAGTTAAGAAAGGTGACGGTAAAGATGTAGATCATAAAGACCGTAACCCTACTAACAACTCCCCTAACAACTTATCAATCCAATCAAAGACTAAGAACCGAGGATGGAGGAAAGGTAAAAATGGATACTAGCGTAGACAAAATGCTCTCTACTTTACACTGTGCTGTAGCCCAAGAGCTACTAGACCGTGTGCAGTCAGGAGATGCTAAACCAGCAGACATAAGTAATGCTATTAAGTTTCTTAAAGACAACAACATAGATGCTTTGCCAGTCCAAGGGTCTCCTTTAGACGGCTTAATGGGTTCTTTACCATTTAACTCTGAGAGTCTTCAAGACGCTCTAGCACACTAGGTAGGAACTCAGTTATGTCTATAAAGTACAGAGGTGAAACATTCTCTGGCTACAATAAGCCAAAAGCATCTGCCAAGGGCAAGAAGTCGCATGTCGTTATCATCAAAGATAAAGGCAAAGACCGTATGATTCGGTTTGGAGAGAAAGGTGCGAGTACAGCAGGTGCGCCTAAAGCTGGAGAGTCGGCAGCAATGGTAGCAAAACGTAAATCTTTTAAAGCTAGGCACAGTTTAAATATCGCCAAAGGTAAGACAAGTGCAGCTTACTGGGCCAACAAATCAAAATGGTAGGAGATAACCGTGGGATTGTATTCCAACATTCACGCTAAACGTAAGCGTATTAAAAATGGTTCTAAAGAGACCATGAGAAAAGTGGGTTCAAAAGATGCGCCAACTTCTAATAATTTTAAATCAGCAGCTTTAACTATTAAGAAAAGATAAAAAGAGGAGCAACCCGAATGGAGACAGGTAAGCACCCTCTAAAGGACTTTAGAAACTTCTTGTACCTAGTATGGAAGCAACTAAACCTACCAGTACCCACCAAGGTTCAATACGACCTTGCAGACTACCTTCAGACTAGCCCTAAGCGTTCCATCATCCAAGCCTTTCGAGGTGTAGGTAAGTCCTACATTACGAGTGCTTATGTGGTGTGGCGTTTGATGTTAGACCCTGACTTAAAGATCATGGTGGTATCAGCGAGTAAGGAACGTGCGGATGCGTTCTCAATGTTTACTCAAAGACTCATTATGGAGATGCCACTACTGGCCCATCTTATCCCCGACAAAGACCAACTATGGAGCAGAATAGCCTTTAATGTTCAAGGTGCTATGGCCTCACACAGTCCTAGTGTCAAATCGGTGGGTATTACGGGACAGCTTACAGGCTCTCGCGCAGACCTTATAATCGCAGATGACATTGAGGTTCCTAATAACTCTCAAACACAGCAGATGCGAGAGAAGCTAACGACTCTAGTAACTGAGTTCGATGCCGTACTTAAACCTTTAGACACCTCTAAGATCATCTACCTTGGGACTCCTCAGACCGAAGAGTCTCTATATGATGCCTTACAGGACAAAGGATACGTAACTCGTATATGGCCCTCCCGTTATCCTAAAGCAGACCAAGTGAACAGGTACGGTGATCGTATAGCCCCTAGTCTTATGCTAGAACTTGAGGCAGACCCTAGTATCGAATGGAACCCTACAGACCCCATGAGATTCGATGAGGAAGACTTACTAGAACGTGAGTTATCCTATGGACGCTCTGGCTATGCCCTACAGTTCCAGCTAGACACAAGCTTAAGCGATGCAGACAGACACCCCTTGAAGCTTAAGGATTTAATAGTCATGTCTGTGGATGTCTCTAAGGCTCCTGAGAAGCCAATACACGGTACTCTAAGCCACCTTGAAGTCAAAGATATACCCAACTTAGGGATGCGTGGAGACCGCTTCTACGAGCCATTTAAGCTTACTGGTGATTGGGTAGATTACTCAGGTTCAGTCATGGCGATTGACCCTTCTGGACGTGGTAGTGACGAGACTTCTTATGCAGTCCTTAAGATGCTTAATGGCTATCTATACTGTCCAGATGCAGGTGGTGTAGAAGGTGGTTACTCAGGGCAGACGTTAGAGTCTTTAGTAGCTATAGCTAAGAAGAACAAGGTGAACTATGTGCTGGTGGAGAGTAACTTCGGTGATGGTATGTTCAGTGAACTTATCAAACCTTACTTTTCTAAAGCATACCCTGTGACCTTGGAAGAAGTCAGACATAGCAAACAGAAAGAGTTAAGAATCATTGACACTCTTGAGCCAGTTATGAATCAGCACAAGCTAGTGTTCGATAAGGAAGTCATACAGAAAGACTACGACTCAATCCAGAAGTATCCCAATGACATAGCACAACGCTATAGCCTGTTCTACCAGATGACTAGGATAACTAAAGATCGTGGGGCATTAGCCCATGATGACCGTTTAGATGCCCTAGCAATGGCTACAGCCTACTGGGTAGAGCAAATGGCTAGTGATGCAGACGAGATGATGCTAGAGAGACATGGGGAACTCATGGACAAAGAGTTAGATAAATTCATGAATCACCTTAACACTTCTGGTGAAAAGGTCGGATATAACTCTTGGATTTAGTGAGTTAGTGTTTGAAAACGCTCTACAGACCTAGTGCTGTGGGGCTTTCACTGACCCCCTCTGTTTAGCAATTAGCGTACCCTTCTAAGGGAACTCGTTGGCTTCCCTAGGAGTGGTACTTCAAGATACATAGCGCAATGTAGTAGTAGTATCTTAT